AAGACTGCACTGTGTCTCTGCCAAACGGCCCAGCAAACTGCTCTATCTCACGGGCAACCTCTTCCAGCGTGTCGTTGCGGGTCAGGTGTACAAACTCAGCGGGGTGGCTATGCACATCCATGTGGGCAATCTGCTTTTTGCGCCAACCACTTGTATGACTCCATTGCCCTTGCTTCAAAGCCAACTCTTCAAAAGCCTCGTCTTCAGGTTCTTTCATCTGCAATCTCCTTGTCGTTACGCTGAATTTCATGCTTGAGATATGCCAAATCAGCATAGGACAACTCGTCTGTTATGTCCTTGATTTCCAGGTTAAAGCGCATCCACTTGACTGTTTTCTCACAATATGAGATTAAGCCAACAGAGTCATCGCCCTCATGCCATTGGTAATCAACCTCAATGCGGTCAATCTCTGGATTGAAGTCATCGTCTACCCAATCAAAAGGCACAAATTCAATTGTTTGCATCATTCACTCCTATCTGTTCAATGTCTTGTGCGGCAAGGAGGGCATCCAAGGCCACAGATTTAAGGATTACAAGGGCATTCTCTGGCGAGGATGGATTGAGAGCCTTGTGAGCCTCTACATCCTGCCAGAAAGCATTTAAACGGGTTGTTTGTTGTTGGTTCATGCGTCAATTCTGCCTTGTCTGACAGAGATTGGAATAGGGATTTACCCTACCTTACGCATAACCCTTTGGAGTCGCCCAGAAACGCCTTTACGGGTTCCAATGACCTCGATGAAGCCTTTGTCAATCAGCGCCTTGTAACGGGCTGTGACGCTGGAATAGGGCAGGAATGGCAGTTTGGCAAGTACATCATCTGAGATGCAACCATCTGGGCCATAGGCTGCAATGGTTTCAAAGACCAAGGACTCCATCTTTGTGGTGTCGATTGCCTGTGCTGCTTGGTGGGAAGTGGCAGGGTCTTCTTTGCGAACCAGTTTAAACGGCGCAGTTCCAAAGAACTTTTCGACTGCACCACCAAACCAAGATTGATCTAATTTTGTCATCATTAACTCCTATTAAATTGGGGCCGTAGCCCCGTGAGGTTTATCAGAATTTATTTCTTTGTGCCGTTGCTTGTGGCATGGTTGGCAAAGCCACATGATCTCCAAAGGCTTGTCGTAATCCTCGTGATGAGCGAGTGATTTTTCTTCTCCGCATCGAATGCAGGGACTACGTACAAGACTCCCTTTTCTAATGGCTCTGGCAACTGCCAGATGTGCTTTAGAACGACGATTGTCTTCTGCTCTCCATGCTTTGTTGACTTCAGCCGCCATCTTTGCCCTCGCAGGGTTTTTTGCTCTGGCTTTGTCGTAGGCACGAATTTTCTCAAGATTTTTATTCCTGTGATTTGTCGCATCATTTTTCGTACATTCTTTACACTTGTTAAGATGACCATCGCCCATTGCGCTGTGTTTGTAAAACTCATCCAACGGCTTGATGGCCTTGCACTTAAAACACTCTTTAGAACGAACCATGTTGTACTCCTGTGCTGGCAATACAACCATTATAGACCCGTTCTAATTAAAAGGTATATCGTCATCAGTGATATTTGATGCCTTGCGTGGATTAGACGCTGGCGGCTGTGCATCTTTGGGATTGACTGCCAAGCCCATGAACTTGCCACTCTTGCCCTCTTTGATCCAAGCTGAGAGCCAATATTCTTGACCATCAACAGTTATGTTACCTTTGTAATCAGGAGAAGTCTCCTTGTCCTTTTTGTCGTTGCGGAACAAAACTCCACTGTTGTCTTTCTTTTCCATATTAGCCTTTCAATGATTCGCCATGTTTCTTCAAAGCACTACGCACATTGCTTGGAAGCAATGCCCATAACGCCACCTTTTCCTCCTGGTCATGGATTCCCAGGTATTCCTCATAAGCCCCAAGCATATCGTTTGCCTCAAACCTATCTTGAACAGCAATCGCAACATCCGCAATGATGTTTTCCCTGTTCTTGTCAACAATGACTCCATCTGTGGGTTTGATTGTTGCGCCACCTTCAGGGATATCCTCTCCAGCATACAAATATAAAGCGAGGCCATGCAATGACAATGCTTTAGTCATGCAACGCATGATGGAAGTGTTAACAGCAAATGCGTCTGGTTTTGGGATTGCCTTGTTGCGATAGTCCATCACAGGCAGTTGACAGGTCATTGGTTTGCCAAACATGGTGACAGTTACAAACACCATTGCAGTGCCGTTAATGTCCATGAAACACTTGTCGCCAAACATCTCCACCCTGTAGGAGGCGCTTGAATCGGCCTTTAAAGCCTCTGCCCATGCCCACGCCCATGACAGGTAGGTCAGGCCATTCTTCTTCTCTGTGTGCTCGTTGACATTCTTTTTGAGCAACTCGTTAATGAGTTCACTGCGGTCAACCAAATGACCTTTTTGCTCTGGTTTTGGCGAAAGAACTAACGCCTCTTTATCGTACTTTGTATTCACTTGGGACTCCTGTTAAAAAGTGAGATTTAATTGTGTCAGACTTTGTTGAGAATTCTATAGGTGTTTTCCCTAATTTGCTCTCCTTGTGCTTGTGTTATCCACATGGTCAGCATCGTTAGTTCATGCTGGATTGAAGTAATGTCACCCGTGAACCCGCCGTAGTTTTTGTTTAGACACTTGTTCTCCAATGCTTTGGTCTTTTGTTCGATTGCTATCAGCATCGTTGCGTAATCGTTGAAGTCGCTCATCTTTGGCCTTTTGAAATGTTTGAGTTATGTCTGTGCAAGAAGCATTTTTGTAGACAAATTTAGGATCGGTGATTGCCAGGGTTGGCAGGGTCATCCTTGCTGGCATTTTGTCTCTCAGCAAGATAGGCAAGCTGGGTTGCGAGATCACAATCTCGAAATAGGATAGGACTCGTTTGATCGCAATCGTCAAATGTTTCATCTGAATTGTCTCCAATGATGTCTTGCAGTCTAGATTTCATTTTCATGTTGTCCTCACTCATCAAACATTTCTTTGAAAGGGGCATCCATTTTAGCTTCCATGATCTTTCGCTCATCAAGGGCTTTTTGGACTCGCTCAATTCGCAGATTGCGATAGTGTTGGAGTTCTTCAATGTCATCAATCCATTGGGTTTTGACAACATCAAACACTCGTAACTCGGCCCTGCGGCGAACCTTCAATTCCACTCTGTTCATCACGATTGATGCAACATCTTCAGCATGGTTGGCTTTGATGGCCTCCACCAGTGCAACGCTGTCTGCAATGGCATCAGCAATATCATCTGGATCAAGTTCTTGGACTATTGCCCAACACTCGTACTTAAATTGTTCCTCATCAGTTGGCATTTGTAACTCCTGTTGACCACTGCAAAATAGCAGTGATAGGACTGTCGCACAGAAAAAAGATGCAGGGAATAGGTGTTTTCCCTAGTGCAAAAAACTATAAAACCCATCATACTGAGGTTTTTGGAGACAAGCAAATGCGTTTAAACCAGACTCACCGAACCATTCTCAAGCGCCTATCAGGTGGCCCCAGGTCAATGCTCGACATGACCCATAGTGCGACAGACAACAATGCTGTGTCATACCACTATGCCAAGTACCTGCCTGAGTTGGAAAGGTTTGGGTACGTCATCAATCACGATGAAAAGTGGCATCTGACTGAGTACGGGCGCATGGAGATGAACAGGGCCATCAGTGGTGCAGCCATGAGAATTGAGAGTGGGTCTATCAGGGAACCCTATGATGGCAAAGAACTGCGTAGGAATGTGTTTCGTAGGGGTTGCTATGACTTTCTGAAGTATCCAAGTCGCTTTGGCGACAATCTTTTTTATCACAAAGGAGCGCAAGCATGAAAAAGGCAATTATTGGGGTTTGGTTGAGTTTGGCAGTGACTATGGTTTGGGCATCGTGTACGACTCACACCATCATGTCTGGTGGGCGAATCGTCACTTGTACAACCTGTTGTTTTGGTAGCAATTGCACAACAAACTGTTTTTAAGGGAAAACACCTACTTGACAGCGGGTTTTTCTATGGTGTACATTTCGTTCGTCAAAAGCGCTGACCCGCATAGACGAAACATGAGGCCATTTACTCATGCGTTCACCCCGAAAGGGACAGTGGGTCAGCACTGGAACGCAGTAGTAAGTGGCCTTTTGCGTTCTAGACCGTACTCCACACGATAGTAACGAGTCTGCATGGACTGCATGGAAGAAAACACCGCACCCTACACACCCAAGGGCAAAAGGCGAACAGCGTTGGTTGAGCGACTGTTGAAGCATCTGGTACACGGTGGAAAACAAGGCCAGATGTATAAGCGAATCAACCCGTCAAGCGCACTTGGGGCTTTTCTAGTTTTTCAATCTTAATAGGAGTCAATAATGAACACTGACAAGTCTGGAGAGGGAAGGATACTCAGTCTATCCACCCTTGGAGAACCTATGTCTGAAGAAGAGTTTGAGGACAAAATGAACACCTACGAACTCGACCAACAGTATGCTGAGTACATCATGGAACGCAGAAATGTTGGCAATGGAGAGATACTAATCCGATTCATGGAGAGAGGCGAACTCTATGAGGATTTCAAAGAACACATTATGTGGGGTGGCAAATGATTCACTATCATGGAACCCCAATATCACCCATCAAAGCCATTGAAACAATGGGTGGAAAGCATTTCTGTGTGTCTTATGCCAGACCTGATGATTTACAGAGATGTTTGCGCTTGGGACAGTCTTTGATGCTGGACAACGGCGCTTTTAGTGCAAAAACCCGTGGTTTGACCTTTAATATCAATGGATTCTACGAATGGGTTGAGCCTTTGCTGGTGCATCCACACTGGGCTGTAGTGCCTGATGTCATTGATGGGACTGTTGAACAACAGCAGGAAATGGTCAAAACTTGGCCCTTTCGCAAAGAGTTTGGCATTCCTGTCTGGCATCTAGGCTTGCCAATTTCATACCTTCTTGAACTCTGCGACACCTGGGGACGGGTCTGCTTTGGATCGGCTGGTGAATTCTGGCAAATCGGTACTACCAAGTGGTGCGGCAAGATGGATGAAGCGTTCAATGCCATGACAAACACCTTTGGGCGGCAATTGCCTTGGGTGCATGGTTTGAGGATGCTAGGACTGTCTTCTGGCCCTTGGCCCTTGGCTAGTGCAGATTCCACCAATGTGGCGCTACACCATGCTGAAAAACAGGTTTGTGCGGGTTGCATGGCAAAACGCATAGATTCCACCAACCCACCAGCCCTTTGGGAACAAAAACCATTACAGGAGATTTTGATTTGATTTATCCAGCAATTTACATAGCCGCCCTAGTCACTGCCAATCTGTTGGTGGCTTGGCTTGGCCCTTGGTTTAGCCCCATCAATGCCTTTGTTCTCATTGGTTTGGACTTGTCATTGAGAGACAAACTCCATGAGCAATGGAAAAACGACAAACTGGTGTTGAAAATGGGTGGGTTGATTGCGACAGCAAGTGTGGTTTCCTACTTGTGGAATCCAGCGGCAGGGCCGATTGCTTTGGCATCGTTTCTGGCATTTGCCCTTGCTATGAGTGCTGACACAATCGCTTACCATTTCTTGCGTGATAAACCTTGGATGATTCGCTCGAATGGGTCAAATGTTGCTGGTGCTGCCGTTGATTCATTGGTGTTTCCCACAATTGCTTTTGGCGGGTTGTTGTTGCACATTGTTGCTTTGCAATTCGTTGCCAAGATTGTCGGCGGGTTGATTTGGAGCAAAATTCTAAGTAGGAGACAAGATGTTTGAAGACTTTTGGAAGGCATGGCCTAGTAGTCCTAGAAAAGGGGCTAAATCGGCTTGTAAGAAGGTTTGGGACAAGTCCTACTGCGATACCCAAGCAGACCAGATAATGAAGCACCTAGCCTGGATGAAGACCACAGAACAGTGGTTGAAGGCAAATGGGGCGTTTATCCCTGCTCCCTTGGTCTATCTGAACCAACAACGCTGGGATGGCGCAGAAGTGCCTGAAATAGCGTTTAAACCGCTTGTAGACCCTGCCCTAGCCAAGATCAAGGCAGACATTGCCAAGGCAGCACCTATGCCCCAGGAAGTGCGCCAGCGATTAGCCCAACTCAGGACGAGAAGCTAACCAAAGGCGAAAAGCATGACTGAACAGCAATTTGAAGCCGCAATGAGATCATTTCGACTCGAATTGGAATATCGAGACTACATCATGGACAGGGCCAGCCTTGAAAATGGTGATGGTATTTTCCGATTGATGAACAGTGGTGATTTTTATCAAGGCTTCAAAGAAAAGATGACAGGAAACCAAAATGAACAAAGATGAAGCCCACCACTTGCTCAACAAACGAAAACAAGGGCTTGCAGTCCCACTCTACCTTGTCAACAGAGCCTTGGTTGTATCAGGAGACATTAGCATGGCTTGTTCACCTTGCCAAGCAACCAGGGTGGAAGGGTCAGGCATGGCACAGGGCGAAGGAGTTAGAGAGTTGTTCTACCCATTTATGGCTAGGGATAACTCAGGATTTAATCAACGAAATGAAAGCACACAATGAGCGAAGCACTAAACCGAGTGATTGAAGAACAGCAAAAGCGTATTGATGACCTTTTGGAAGGCAACAAAAATCTGATTGAGAGGTCTTCCAGGGTGTTTAAACAGAATGAAGAACTGTTTGAGGCCGTTGCCAAGCTGATTGATTTCAGGATGGACTACGACAAATGGGAGGACAAGCAACGGGAAGCCTATGGTTCATTGCGTCATGGGGTGCGTATGCAGATGATAGAGGCAGGATATTGCGTGACTTGCTACAACTTCATGGTTCATTGTGAGTGTGACGAATGAGACATGACATTGATTGGAAAAAGGTTCATTGCAAGGTAGGGCAACGAGTGCCCGTTTATCCATTTAATAAAGAACCATTCATTGGTGAAGTCAAGCGCATTAAGATGAACCGATTTGGTCGGGTAAGTTATGTCATTGATGACAAGGAAGTCATGGCAGAGGAATTATTGCCAGCTAAAAATCAAACAAAACTCAAGATGAGGGTTAATCAATGACTATTTACTTGGGCCTAGACCCTGGTTCCATAAGCGGCGCAGTTGGTGCATTGGATTCAAATGGCGATTATTTGGACTCTTTTATGATTGAACATAAAGATAAGAATATATTGCCCCTTGTTTTCAAAAACATGATATTGCGGTGCATTGACCCAAGGGAAGGGGCAGAGATTTGCATGGAATCAGTGCATTCAATGCCAGGGCAAGGGGTAAGCAGCAGTTTTCAGTTTGGCAGGGCTGTAGGTGTCATTAGTGCAGTCGCTGAATTAACAAATTACCCTTTCCACTTGGTAACGCCTCAGAAATGGAAAAAGTATTTCCACCTGACAAGCGATAAAAACGAAAGCCTAGACCTAGCCCGTAGTTTTTGGCCTGAAGCCAAGCTAATCAGGAAAAAAGACGGAAACAGGGCCGAAGCATTATTAATTGCACTTTATTGGAAAGACCAAATTAATGGCAAGAGGGATTAAACCAGGGGCAAGGCAAACAACCCTAGACCTAACTGCCGAACAAAGATTAATTCTCGAAACCCTTGGAAATGGAAACTTAAACCAAGGCGGCAAAATTGCAATTGACTGGGCGGCGCACTTTTACAATTGTGGGCTTGACCCTGAAATGAACCTAAACTTTGTGGGCCTTGTCACCACCTTGCCAGGGCATGATGATGATTGACCAAAAAAGGGCTTGCCAAGGGGCTTAAAAGGGCTTTTAATGGGCTTTTATTGGTCAACCCTATGCACCCTACATGGTAGGGCTTGCAAGGGCTGGAAAACGGGCAAGAAAAAACCCGCACTTGGCGGGTCTTAGGTTTAGGGTTTGGGTTATCGCTTTTTGGTCAAAATGCGAAGTATTAATGCGATGGTGGCATAGATCAAGGGTTTTCCCCTATCATCTTCAATGCTTGGGCCTTGCATCGGTTTACTTGGGTTTTGGTTAGCCCTTGGGCTATTTGCATGGCAAGGGTCGAAGCTTGGGCAGCCTTATCGTCATCAGGGGCGATAATGGCTAAAACAAGGGCTTTGGTAAGGGCTTGGGATTGTGTCATGGAGTGGCCTCTTCAGGGTTCATAATCCCACAAAATTCTAATATTGCAGAATCATACCCTGCCCTATATTCGGCATAATACAGATCCATAAACGGGTTATTAGGTTCATATTCCCCATATAACCCATGATAAAAACCAAGGGCATAAGCTGCCCGTTTGTCCAATGTAATTTGATCCATTACAAACCCCCCAATAATAGTTTTTTCAAAAAAGGGATAGCATAACCCGTCAAATTAGACAACTCCCGCAGCGTCATATTAGGATTATTATCGTATATGCGTTTAATGTCTTCAAAGGTTAACCCCACAATGCTTTTTTTGAGTGTATAGGCCATAATTAACCCCACAATCCAATAATTAACCAAAGGGCAGCAAACCCAGCGCAGCAAACCCAGCAAACGATTTTGTCTATGGTTTCCATAGTCACACCTATTCAACCCCGGAAAATGCCGGGAAACATCCTAGACACAGCGTATAGGCCAAAACACACCCCACAGGGTGTGCTTCAGTTTATGCGCTCATTAAATATTGCAACACCCGCAGCATGGTGCGTCAATACAGCGGCCCCCCTTGTTTTGGTAATAATCTTTGCCCGCTACATTAAAAACGTGCGAGATATATCCCGGTTTTGTTGCTGTACGCTGTGCGAAGTACACCCCCATATCATCATGTTCGCATAACCAAGCTTTGCGGGTTGATGTATCGAATTTAATTGTGTCTCCCGGGTAAATAGGCGAACCCGATACACTACAGCGGCCCGGGTATTTTGCTGCCATTATTTTTTGCATGATGCTGCCCCTTTATAGTAGGCCCGGACATTATCCCGGTGTTGCTGTGCATCTTCTTTTGTATCAAAACGGCCACCGATAGGGGTTTGATGCGGCCCTCTGACAATGAACCAGCCCCCCAATAATTTATTGTGAACAATTCTCACATTGGATTGACGCATATTAAATTCTCCAAGGTTAGGGTTAGCTTGCACTACTGCAAACCCGGTAAACCCCATTACTAGGGTTTACAAGCTTTGCATTAATGTGCTTGGTAGCTCACTGGCTCAGTGCCCCAACATGCCCGGCATGGCCCACATTGGCCCTTGTTTTTAGGTGCTTGGCACTCTAGGCCCATAGGGGTCACAGTGTGTACATTGGAAACAGTGACATTTGCCTGATTTTGCAAGCTTGCAGGGATAGTCACTTGTTTATCGACATACATGGCAGACAATCGGACAATCAAATTGTCTGGCAGTGCCCCATGTTTAGAAATGTAAGCTTTAACCATAGAATATTCCCGGGTCGGGAGCCAATGCATGCACTTAGGGGTTAGCTTTGCGACTGTAGCTATCTTTTCAAGATGCCAGAGACCTTGTAGGTCTCCGCTATCATGCCAGCGGAAATAGCTATCAGTGCCAATGTGTGCGACCATGGCATCAACCCACAATGCATCATTGAGAGAATCTAGCCTTGCATGTTGTGCGGGTTCTATGTTGTTGGCATAGGCCACATAGTTACCTTTATTGGCATAGCATGTTGAGCAAATAGAACCGGGTATTTTGGCCATTTTGAACCCGGTAATACATGCCACAGTAGGCAGAGAATAGCTCTTGCACGGCATCTTAGTCGTTTGAGTGACGCTGCCAGCTATCGTGCCAGCCTGAGACCGGGTGAAATGGATCGGTATGGTTTGCATAGTGTTGACGCCTATCAGAATGTTGTTGAATGAGAGTTTTTCTATGCTCTCACTATATAAGCATAATAGAATCATGCCAGTTTTTTTAGATCGTTGATTTTAAACAAGAAAATTAGCAACATGAAAACCCTAATAGTAGTAACCCCTATCTAATATCCCACGATGTGAAATGTAAATCTAATTTATTCCACATGATGAAACAATGTCGATTAGGGTTAACCCGTAGAGTGTTGGTCAAGTGTCGCTGAAATGCACCATCAACGACATTCATTACCCGACCGACCGGTTGGTTAATTAATTCTCAGGGTATTCCCTATTAGTAGTTACCCTCTCAGGGTTTACCCTATCAGGGTTTACCCTTAAGGGTTTGTAGGGGGGGAGGGGGTGTGTGTGGTGTGAGAGATTTTGTGGTGCCCCCTATCCACAAGAAAAGCCAAATTAGACTTTGCTTGTAAACAAGAGTAGCTTTGAAGAAAAGGGGGAGCAGTAAAGTACAGACGTAGCAAGGCAGTCGTAGCAATTCTCATGGTCTTGAGAATCCCTTGACTAGGGTGGGTGTCGTATAGCGTACAGAGTTAAGCAGACTCTGTGGGGCTTCAGGTCGTATTACTGTTGAACAGTGCGTACCGCTTTATAGCCACCGCCCTTACTTCCTGGTGAGGATTTGTTTGGGCAACCGAATATCTCATGCCTTTGAGGGTGCGACTGCCACACCCGACATCCCTTTACTTGTCACGCCAATCAGTTGTATCCGTGTTGGATTTACCTATGTTACACGCTTCACAAAGCACTTGCAAATTGTTTATGTCAAGTTCCTTGTCTGGGTACTTTGACCTGGGAAGGATGTGATCCACATGGATGTAGCCACCAGTTTCACCGCAAGCCTGACACTTCTTGCCAAATTTGACCAAAGCCTTGTACCGAACATCTCGCCATTCCCTTGTCTTGTAAAACTCTTTCCACATCCCTGGCACATAGGCAGGAGGTGGCTCAAATACTGGAGCCTTCTTGACAACCTTTTTTTGCATAGCCCAAGCTATTTGAGAAGCCTTCTTGTTTATCAGTGCTTGGATGACAGGACTAGATTCTGCTAATTTTGCTAATGTTTTCTTAGCCTTGGCTGCATCACGCTTGCGCTTTTGCTTATGAGCGTCTATTGCTTTCTGGCTGTAAAGGTAAATGCCCATGAAAAAAGCCCTTTAGGGGTGATACAGTCGCGTCCCCGAGTATCCCCAGGGCTGTACCACTTCTAAAAGGCTTCATCTGACGCGAACAGATGGTGAGATTCTATAAGGGTTTACCCCACTTGTCAAACAATGTATAGTTACCCAAACTTCCATAACTGGGTAAAGTATGAATGTGATTGATGCACTGCCAAACAACCTAAAGAAAAAAGGTCGCCCCAAAGGTGCTGTGAACAAGAAGTTCACTATGTCTACCTATGCTGAAAGACCTGCGGCTCTCCTGCCAAAGACTGAAGTTCAGCGCATCAAAGAACTCAAAGACCTCCTGATAAACAGTGCTGGTTCTAATGTTGTTCACAAAGCAATTGAGATTGCCATGAATGACGAACACCCAGCACAGGCGGCTATGCTCAAACTCTGTATGGATAGGATGCTTCCCGTCAGTCTGTTTGAGAAAGAAGGCAAGCAAAGGAATGCCGTTACCATCAACATCACAGGCATTGGTGGCGTAGAGATTGAACCCTTGCAAGATGTGACTGATGTAGAAACAAAAAATGTCTGACCTCAACTTCTCACTCCTTCCTTGGCAACAAACTGTCTTTACTGACAAAACAAGGTTTAAGGTTGTGGCTGCTGGTCGGCGCTGTGGTAAGTCTAGGTTAGCGGCTACTACGCTAATTATTGAAGCATTGCGTTGCCCAGCAGGTAGCGCAGTTCTCTATGTGGCTCCAACCAATGGACAGGCAAGGCAGATCATCTGGGATGTTTTGATGGAAATTGGCAGGGATGTTATTCAGGCTAGTCACATCAACAACATGGACATCACAACAATAAATGGTGCAAAGATTTATGTTCGTGGTGCTGACAGACCAGATACCCTGCGGGGTGTGTCCTTGACCTATGCGGTGCTAGATGAGGTTGCAGACATTAAGCCAGAAGCCTGGGAGCAGGTTATCAGGGCTTCTTTGTCAGACAAAAAGGGCAGAGCCATATTTATCGGCACTCCCAAGGGACGCAACTGGTTCTATGATTTGTTTAAACTGGGCCAAGAAGGGTCTGATCCTGATTGGAAGTCCTGGCACTTCACAACCAAAGATAACCCATTGATAGACCCAACTGAGATTGAGTCTGCCAAGAAAACGCTAAGTTCCTTTGCTTTCAAGCAGGAATACCTAGCGTCCTTTGACAACGCAGGAAGCGATGTTTTTAAAGAAGATTGGATCAAATATGGCGTGGAACCTGAATATGGTAGTTACTTCGTTGCAATCGACTTGGCAGGATTTGAAGAAGTGGCTAAACAAGCTGCTAACGCGAAAAAAAGACTAGATGAGAGTGCCATTGCAGTGGTCAAAGTCACTGATGATGGCAAGTGGTTTGTCAAAGAGATTGATCACGGGCGGTGGGACATTCGGGAAACTGCTGCCAAAATCCTGATGAAGATGCGGGATTACAGGCCAATTTCGGTGGGAATTGAGCGTGGAGCGCTTAAAAACGCTGTTTTGCCGTACCTCAGTGACTTGATGCGGAAAAATAATGTATATTCCCACATAGTTGACCTAACGCATGGCAACAGGAAAAAGACAGACAGAATTATCTGGAGACTCCAA